AATTCATCATGTGGTGTGTCAACGGTTTTACCGAATTGGTCTCCGTATCTCTTCATTGAAATAGTGTAGTTACCACCTTCAGTAATTTCAGGAGCATCACCATCAAGTGCGATACCAAGTTGACCTAGTTTAGAATTGATTATTCCAATAGCGGCACTTGGGTTTAAGAATTCACTTACTGCACAATGACCAAGGATAGCATTAATCCTTGCTTTAACTTCAGGGTCATTGATATCATGGGGGACATGAGTAGATGACAATCCTGCACTATCGTGTGAAGTTCCTTCGTTTATAAATTCTGCAAATTTTTTCATATTATTATCCTATTATTCCTACTGAGACTCCAAGCACTTCAGCATGAGCTGCAAATACTTCGTCTGTAGGGTTCTTTGAACAGTTAACTGTACTTCCTACACCTAGTGTAAATGTTCCGATTAGTGCAGCTGCAGAAGTTTCTACAGATACTAATCTTGCAGTAGACCCACTATTGTGAAGTCTAACACAAGTTCCACTACCGAAGTTTGAACCGTTCGTTGAACTTGTTCCACAAGCGGCTTCTGTTCCTAGTACATTTACTTTCATATTAACCTACCTTATGCAACTACTGTTTTAGTTCCAGCAGTGACTCCGATTGAAGCGACTGAAGTAATAGTTGATACTACTGAAGTCCCTGCATCTTTAATTGTTCCACTATTCAATGCGATTGGATTTGCACCGACTGAAAGTACGTCACCAGCGTTAGTAGCGGCGTTAGCAGCTGCGATTGCAAGTGCGAATTTAATCTCATTTGAACCTGAACCTGATAAGTATGTTAATACATGGTCTGCACGTTGGTCATTAACTACTGTAAATGTAGGTGAACCTGTTACGTCTACTGCTTCATTAAATGTTGCAGTTAAACCAAGTGTAAATCCTTCAGATTTATCTACTGTAGTAGTAGTCCATAAGAATGATGTGATGTTAGCATTTGCAAGTAGAGTATTCAAACCATTGATTGATACTAAAACTTCTTTACGAGTTCTAGAACCAACAACTGTTGAAAGTTCCCAACCTGATGCAGTTGCTTGTGTTTTTTCTTTTTCGGCAGTAGATAACCAGTTAGGTTTACTCTCTGTTCCCGATTTATGTCCCCATAATGCCATTTTTCTATCCCCTATTTTTTAAGTTGTTTATTGGCAAACTTAAGTATGCCATTAAAATTGGTTTTGAAAGACTTTATGTCTTTCTGTAATAATATAAGGTATTTAGACCTGTCGGGTGTCTTAAGTTGCATTAAAACGTCATAAACCTTTTCTGCATCCTTCGCCTTTACCTTCATAGTCTTCATATCATCTGTTCTGATGTCTTGGTCTCTACCAGTGTCAATCAATTTCTTGAATTGCATTAGTACTTGTGCATCAGGTCTCAGTTGCATACCTTGTGCTGAAGAACCCATTGCCCAAATTGCTCTTTGGATTACATCGTCTTCACCAGCTTCTGCGTACTTTCCTTTTGCCATCGTAGCAATTTTCTTTAACGCATCTCTCAAATCTTTCTCGTTTTTTGCTTTAGATACTGCACGAGCAACCTTTTGGTTCCCTGCATCAGACATCATTCCGAAGTCTGCAACCTTTTCCATGACTTGTGCGACTTTCTTCGCCTCACCTTTCATATAACCGAGTTTTTTAATTTTCTCTTTAAAAGTTTTAAATCTAGCGTCTACTCTTTCCACGTTATCTTAATCCTTTTGACAACATCTTATCTATCTGAGGTGTTGATGTGTCTTGTTCTGTTGGGTCACCGTAAGATGATTTACCTATGACTACCATCATGAAGTCTTGTATCATCTTCTTTGAACCTTTAACTCTAATGTGTTTACCCACCATTGAAGATTTAAGACCCATTCTCTTTCCTGCATTATGAACCAACAATGCCATCGAATTCTGTTTTGAAGACGATGCGATTTTATTGTTCTTATCTACAGTAATATCTACAATCTCTTCAGAAAGCTTCATATCTCTGTAAGCTTCGTATAAGTTCATGTTACTCTCCAAATATTGCGTGTGACATAATAGCGTCTTGCATTAATATTCTTGCAAGGTCTTCTCTAAATGCAGTATCACCTGTCCAATCTTTGTCCAGTGATTTGTGTTGTTTTTCAGTCATAACTATGGTTTCTTCGTAACCCATCATCTCAAAACCTGCATTCATGTTCTTCATGATGTTAGTAGAAACTTTTTGTGACTCAGGAAACTCTTTTTCAGATTTCATCAATTTTTTGATATCTGTAATCATTTTATTGTGCATAGGTGACTTGTACCTGAATGCTGTTTCATTCCCGTGTTTACCAATAAGAGCATCTACCTGTTTGTAATAATCTCTACTTGCTTCTGCAAGGATATTATGTTCTTTGATGACTCTAACTAAACTCATGGTATTAACTATACCGTGCTTTTAGGAATTTTTTCGATGGTTTTGGAGATTCTTCTACTTCTTCTTCGTCTTTCTCTTCTTCTTTGACATCTTCTTTGTCATCAGTTTTTTTACCGTTCTTCTTGTCTATTGCTTTTTGCAATGCAGGTGGTAATTCGCCTTCTTTGACATCTTCTTTGTCTTCGTCTTTAGAATCGTCTTTTTTGCCGTTTTTCTTGTCTAAGTGTTTTTGAAGAGCAGGTGGAAGTGTTCCTTCTGATTTTGCACCGTCTTTTCCTGACTCATCTTCACCATTCCAGTTCTTATCGATGTAATCAAAGAAAGCTTTCTTTTTCTCATCTGATAATTCTGCTGGGGATGTAACACCAAATTTCTTTAATGCACCATCAAAGAACTTCTTATATTCTGCTGATGACTCTACAACTTTTTTAGATGCTTCGATTAAAGAATCTGTTAAACCTAATTGAAATCCTGTAAAACTCATTGTTCTAACTCTCCTGATTCGAAATAATCGAATAATTTTTGTTTGTTTTCTTCGTTAAGTTCCATTGACTTTGCAAGTCTACCTAACATATTTTTTTCGGTAAGTTTAGTTAACATACCTTCTAGTGCATTTTCTTTGATACCAGTATCATACAACTTTTTACCGTCAGCGTCTTTAAGTTTAGTTGCATCAAATTTATCACCAGCACTAGGGACATCTTTCAATGCATCCTTTTTATCGTCTTCTAATAACCCGATAAGTGCATCAATTTCCTCACTGATGATTTCGTCTTTAGTTTTTTCGGTTACAGGAGTTTCAGTGTTCTCTGCGAGACCAACTCTAACTCTTTGTAAGGCTTCTTGCCAATTTTCTGTTTTATGACTCATATCTTTATTTATGTTATTTGAATTCTAACTACCAACTCAGATTCCCCTTTTTCAAGGTTTCCCTTCATTGTATATTCTTTACCCAGTTTTAGTTCAATTGGCATATAACCTCGTTCTCTCATACACCACCCATTACCACTTAGAATGTGCATAGTCTTCTTCATGCCATTCACAATCTCTAAAGGAACCGAATCATTAAACGTCCTAATTAGATATTTAACACCCGTTCCGTGTTGTTCCGTCAAGATATCCTTCAAGTACTTCTCCAAGTATTTAGTTAGGATTTTATAGACTTAATAAAGTCTCTTTTACCTGCCTTGTACATTTGAACAACACCACTATGGTCTGTTATCATGTACATGGATTGGATTGCTTCTAGTTCTTTGTCTTTTAACCCTTTAATCTCTTTATTCCAGTAGTTCGCAATGTTCTTGTTAACTCCTTTCTTCTGAGGTATATATGGGTCTCCTTCGACTTGCATATTACCTGCAACAGGTGAGTCTTCCTTAAACTGGAATCCTACTGAAGGAACCTTAACTGATTCACCAAAGTTTGCAAAGTTGAGTGCTTTTACGACATCTTTATTCTTTGAGAGACCTTTCTTCATCTTCTCAATACCTTTGATTGCATAAGAGTATGCACCACCATGGTCAAGTGCGAATTCAACTGCCTTTCTTGTTTCTGCATCTCTAACTTTATTTCTCTTGAAGTATACTGATATCTCTTGTCCAGTAAGTTTAGAACTTTGCATTCCTTCACCCATATTCATAGGTTTTTTCTTCTGACCGTAGTAATCTTTAAGGAAGTCTTTTGCTTGTGCAAGTGTAACTGGATAGTCTCTTGCGATGTCTTTTGCTGTAGCACCTTGTTGAATGTCTAGGAATAGTTCACTCATTTTCCCTTCGTCTAATACTTCTTCAAACATTGCCCCAATATCTCCACCTGAGACATAATCTGGCAACATTTTATCTAACTGAACAGCGGTAACTGTTTTCATTTTCTTAACTTTGTTAGCAAAACCTTTCAGTGTCTTACTCTTCATCATCATCTTAGCAACTTCTGCACCACTTTTTGGAGTCTTTGAAAATGCTTCTGCAACTTCTTCGCCCATTACTTTTTCAGAAACAGTTTCTTCTTTCATACCCATAACTTTTTGTGCAAGTTTAATAAGAGTGAATACATTTGATGTCTCCATTCTCTTTTTGTTCTTATCATTGACTTGTTCATATGCTTTTACAATAACACTTGCAGTAAACATATCTACCATAGTACCTTGAACTTTAGCTGCACCTTTAGTCTTTACAATCTTTTCAAATTCAGGTATCAAGTTCTTTAACTTAGGTGCTTCTGTAATAGTTTCTTCTCTAATTTTACCTTTGACTATATCTTCAAGGTCACGAGATAACCAATCAAAAAACTCATCGGGGTCATCAGTCTTAATTTCATTGTTGTCCATCGCCCATGTTGTTAGGTCATATTCTGCTTTCTTACCTGCCGACCCTGAGAATGATAAATCACCAGTTTTGTATGCTTTTGTAAGTTCTCTTTTATGTTTCTTGAAGATATCTTTTATCTTCATTGCTTCTGATACAGTTTCTTCTGTAAACTGTTTCATCATTTTATTTCCTGGCTTTCCTGATAGAGCCATTGCAAAGTCTTTAGCAAGTTTTTTATCTTTCTTTATTTTTTGGAGAAGTTTTTCTCCTTGAATGTCATTGGAGTCTATGAACTGTTGAACTGCTTTTTCACGAGTTCCAGTCATTTTAGCAATAGACTTAGCATCATTCTGTTCATTATAAGGGAATCCTTTAAGGGGGGTATCGAATACCTTAGTGAAAGCTTTCTTTTGTTTCTCTTTCTTTTCTTCAATCACTTGATTGATTGTATTGAGATATCTTTCAACCTGTTGGCCAGGAGTATCATTTTGGTATGCAAGACGAGTTTCCTCTGTTCCCACTTCATGAACTCCGTTATTGTTTTTGTTACCGTCTGACATTATTTTTTCCCCTTGTTTTTGTTCTTGGCAGCTGCTTTTACCCATTCTGCATTTACTCTAAGTCTCGGTTCAGTTCTATTGAACTTTTGCGACACAATTGATAAGTTAGACTTATCGTTATTCATAGGATTGTTATCTTTATGATGAACATCCTTCCCTTTAATATCTTTTCTATTTTTCAACATTCTTCGTGCTTCATTTCTCTTTGCACGTCTTTTAATTTGTTCAGGGTCTTTATGGTAGTTCTCATACTCTGATTTGTAATTTCTACCTTCTTTAACATCTTTAACAGGTATCATTTCTATATATTTTTTCATCTGTTGAGCAGTACCTTTTAATTCCATCTTTTCACTAGAACCACTTCCAACTTTTTTAGGATTTAGACCTGCTTTCTTTGCCCAACCGAAGAGTTCTTTTCTAGTATCTTGCATAAAACCTCTCATAGGTACTGAGATGTCTATGTCTTTTGCTTCATCTAATTCAGACTCTTCGTTCTTGTTCTTATTCTTTGCATCATAGTCTTTGATAGACTTTTTTGCAGACTTCATCATTGCTTTTTGATGTGCCTTTTGTTGAGACTGATTTCTTTTTCTCATTACATCTGAATGTCGTTCTCCTAATTCTACCTCTTCACCAAACTTAAGGAACAACTTTCCTTGGTCTTGTTTTTTATCACTAACAGTTGCACCAACAAATGACCCCAAAGTATTTAACATACCAAGACCTTTTTCTTGGTTCTTTGCAATCTCTTTTCCAACTTGCTTACTAATCTTTTGCATAACCGTATCAATGACGTGTTGGATGTTTGATACTAACTTACCTTCTTCTAATGAATCTTCTAATGAATGTAAAGTCTGACCAAATTCTTCATTTGCTTTTCTAAGTGCGTCTCTTTTCTTACCGATTGCATCATCTTCTGATTCTTTTTCTTTTGCACCTTTGAGTCTATCATTTTCTCTCTCATGACGGTCTTTAAGTGCTTCAATCTCTGTCTCATGTTTGGTTTTGAGTTTTTCCAACTCGTCAATCTGTTTTGCCTTTGCATTTGCAGATTTAACTGCAACATTGTCTTCCTTAATAGGATTGGTTGTTTCTTCAGGAACACAATTAGGAACGTCTTTACCATTCTTTTTCTTCATTCCAACTTGCTTATATCCTTTCCAACAAGGGTCTCCATCTTGTTTATCATCTTCTGCAAACAACGACCTAAAAGTTTCGATTTTCTCATCACGAGAACCTTTTTGGGCGGTAAGTATTTGGTCTAATATATCCATATTGTTATTTATCTCTTTTTTAAGGTTAACTCTCGCTGTTTCCAGTCGAGTGCAACTTTATTCGTAGGGAACTTTGAAGTCCATCCTAGCATCTGTCCGTATAGTCTACTAGATTTTGCTTCTAGTGACTTAACTGTATCATCGTTTAGGATTTCTATGAAATCTTTTTTGAATAGTCTTTTAAATCCTTCTGCATTTTTAGCGACCATTTCATGTTCTTTAATAAGAATTTCAGGGGGTATTACTCTTGCTCTCATTGAGTTGAGTCGTTGTGCAAGTGATAGACTAGTCTTAACAAATATCATTTTGTATTCGTAACCTAGTTTATCCAATTCTTTCTTGTAGTTCTGAATCTTGGATGCTTTTGCACTAGTAGTGTCGAAGATTAATCCCAATCTAGCAGGAGCGTGCATTGATAATTGTTTCCCTGCAATCTTCTTTCCTTTACTTCTGAGTGCATCTCTTTCGGGGTTGACTTCCCCACTACCAGTCTTGGTCATTTTCATAGACATATTTGCATCTTTCATAAGTCTTTCAAAATGAACGTCACTGTTAATCATCTTAAGACCTAACACTTTAAGTGCAAGTGCATCAACCACTGTTGATTTACCACTTCCTGGCCCACCCATTAAGAACACTGCTTTGAATATACCTTGGTCATAAACACCTTCTGAAAGTAAGTCCTCATACATATAGTTTGGCATGGTCTCTTCTTTAATACCCATACCATTTCGAACTGCTTTATAAAGTAATTCTTGGTCTCTCTTATTATTAGATGCAACACCATTTTTAAATGAATCGAAGTCCCCTTCCTCTGCAGCTTCTCTCATCTTAGATGCAGACATTCCTGACACTAGGTCATCGGAGTCGGGGTCTCTTTCTCCTGCAGATATGATATCAATATTAGTAAAGTTATAATAACCATGTTTACCCTTTGAACCGTTGTATTTTCTAATTAAAGTATCGAACTCTCTGACTCTGTCTGAACCCACAACCATTCTCAGGTCTCTGTATCCTCTTTCATATAACTCAGTAACAATTTGAAACACTTGTCTTGAATTTGAGTTCACTATACCAACTTTTTTTCCAAAGAACTTATTCATCCATTTGTATTTTGTTGCATGGTCTAGTGGATTTTTCTTCGGGTCTTGTGAGTGAGACATATACACTAGAGGAACATATCCCCCACTTGATGCTTTCTTCAATGCATCAACTAATTTTCCGTGGCCAACAGTAGGTGGATTGAATCTACCAAAAGTAAATACGACCTTATCTTGTGTTGCCTCGTTAAATTTTTTGAATGTCTTCATCTCGTTATCTCTTTTTCCTATCCTTTTTAACTTCATTTTCAAAAGATTTCATATTTTTGTATCCGTCTTTACTGGTATCGTATTCGAATGCTTTATCTTCTTCTCCTACTGCCCAGTCTCCATCAACATATTTGATATCTGTTCTTTGCATAGGATAATCCGATAATGCAAAAGGTGGGAAGTTTTCTATTAAAAATTCGTTAAAGGTTTTCATTTTGGTCTATTGTCCTAAATTTCATAAAGGGTTTACCATTAATGGTAATGTCTCCCTTTTCGTTTTTCTCGATTGATTTTACTATTATTTTTTTGTTCTTGAACTTACCACCGAGTACTGTATCACCAATCTTGATTGGAACTCTAATTGTTTCTCCTAGGAACTCTCCAAAGGTTGACATTCTAAAATCGTCCTCTACCTTTGCGTTCTTTCTCCACTGCCAACATGACCAGTAGTTTGCTTTCCATTTTGGGCCTGGGTCTGTATCACAACCCATTCTTGAACGGAATGCTTTTAGTCTTTTAGGGTCATCACGTTTGATTTCCATTTCTGAACTACCGAATGTAACTTTGACTACGTTTTTCTTATCGTTTATGACATAGACACCGAATTTTTTACTACTACCTGAAGGTAATCGAAAAGGAGAGTTAAGTGTAACCTTTCTTCCTTCGTATTCTGATTCAGTGATTTCTAAGTCGTAAATATCCATTACTTATCCCATGCCTTAGCTGCGTTGAAGTTGTTCATACTAAATTCCATTCTATCTACAAGTTTTACTGCACTTCCATCTGAATCGATTGCAACATAACCTTCGGGGTTAACTACTTTGAAACCATTATCAGTCTTTACAAAGGTTCCTATACTCTTTATTCTATTTAGAGAGGTGACAATAAGTGATTTCGACTCAATTAGATAACCTTGGAATTTTGCGAGATTATCTACCATCGTCTTAATGTTTTTTAGTTCACGCATTATATCTTTACCAATCTGTATCTTGATGTCTTTAGTCTTCTGCATCTTAACTTTTGCGACTATTTTATCTGACCAGTAAGTCTCAACGTGTTTAAGGTAGTCTGCTCCATTTGGATTCCATTTACCTGCACGGATAAGGGTATTAGTATACGTTTTGTATGATGCACCTGCAGCTCCTTTTGAATTAAGAACTCCCTGTACGTCATTGAACTTTTTGAGGTTATTTGCTGAGATACCATGAAATGCTTTACCTGTATTAGTAAGTGCTTGTGTAAGTTTAAGTGTTTCTCTTGCAGTCATGTTTCCATAACCAGTTTGGTCTTTATATGTTGCATCATCTTGCCATACTTTGGATGGTGCAGGTGGAAGTTTTGCACCGAATGATGCAGATAGTCCTTCAATGGATGACCCTGAATAAGTTGTATGCCACACTACACCTAGTGTTGCTTTATCTATTTCTTTTCCTAACTTTGATTCCTTCTGAACTGCGTACACAATTGTATTTGGTTGGAATGTAATGTAATCTTGTCCGTCCATTGCAGTGGTACTTTTGTCCCCCGAAGTAAACATTAAGTCTCCTTGCAGGATTTCTTTCATTCCGACACCTGAAAAGGCGTTGAATGCTTCCGTAAATTTTGTTTTAAGTGTACCGTTTAGGTCGGAAGTGTCGTTGATTTCTTTTATACTAGAATAGAAAAGTCCACCACCTTTATTGAATAGTGATTTCTTTGCGATAAAGAATTTGTCTGTTTCGGGATGAGGCCCACACCAAATTGCAGGAGCACCGTCCCACTTAACAGTCATGTTGACACGACCCGATGCATTACCTTTCATCATATCTCTTAACTCTCTTAAGAAATTGATTGATGCACGACCACCTGCGATACCATTGTTAATGATTTCGTCTTCGAGGTGTTCTAAATGTAAGTTCTTTCCAGCCATAAGTTTAGTCTGTTGCAATTAATATTGTAAGTATACACCCTTTTTATAGGTTTGTCTACTATTTAGTTAATTAAAAAGGTATGGACACAAAAAAGGGGTCTTGTAGACCCCTGAAACAACTGGGTTGTTTTGTTTTGGTGCGTTGTATACTACTTAGTGTAAGTTATTCGGGTATTGACGCAAGCATTTCTGCGTGATGATTTCTCATCTCCCCTAGGTCTTCACCTAATGTGGCAGCTTCGGCATCCCAATCTGAACGTCTGTTAGTGAAGTAGTCCCACTGTTCCCATGTATGAGAGTCTTGGTCTGAACCAACTTCAGTTACGGAAGGGTTTTCAACTCTCCATGCAGGATAGAAGTCTAGAGCACCTGCACCAGTGTAGTCATAGTTACTTTCGAAAACTAATTCGGTGCCATTCCAATCATTTCTTGTCATGGAGTATGTCTTAGATACACCCGACATCCAATCATGGGTGTTTTGATAGTTTGTTATTTCAGCAAGATATGTATCGCAATCTGCCTGTGTGTGGGTCACCCCTTCTTTTAATGCCATTCTTAATTTCCTATGGTGTTGTTTGAGATTATAAGTTTATTTATATTTTTTGCAAAGGTGTCGAGGACAATTTGGACTCTATTTTACCAATTTTTTTAGATAATATGTCAACCTTCTCGTCATCGTGCAATTTCTTTGCATCTCTTAGTGCTATCTTTAATTCTACTTTCCTCGAAAGCGAATCTAGAACCTCTTGGGATTTTAAATTCTTCTTCATACTTCTATTTAGGTCAAACTTTGAAGTCTCCGTATTTATTTCCCATTCTACCTCTATCTGCGACTGGGATAGAATCGTCTATTCCAGTGTTCTCTATCAATTCTTCTTGAGCTTCTTGTTCACAATCATAGAGTTTCATACGACTTCTATCAACACCGATAACAAATCTCTTAAATATTGTCGGGTCGTTGTATCTATTCTTTAACTGTTTGACTACCATTTGGTCTAACTCTTCTAATTCTTCTGAGGAGATTAGTGCAAACATAAAGTCTGCAGTTGCAGGTAATCCAAATGACTCTGAGGTATCTGTAAGTTCTACATCTGTTGAACCATAACCACTTCTTGTAGTCTGAGTTGCACTCATGATTGGAACATTATACTCCACTGCAAGTCCTCTCAACTCTTCTGCAATACTCTTAATAAGAGTATAAGAGTTCGCACCAGCACCTGGCTTCACTCTATGTGATGCACATATGTTTAAGTAATCAATGAATATCATATCGGGTCTGAAGTCCTTCTTGATATCCAATTCTTGTAATAGATGTCTAAAGTGACCAACATGAGCAGATGCAGTAGGATATTCTTTAACAATAAGTTTACCTTTTGTCTTGTCCTTAAGTTTATCTACCTTTTTACCAAACATATTCTTGGTGATATCACCCAAATCTTGTATAGGAATATTTAAGGTATTTGCATCAATTCTTTCTGCAATCTTCTCTTCCGACATTTCTAATGTAATGTATAATACATTCTTGTTCATCATCAAATGACTTGATGCCATATGACACATGAATAGGGACTTACCCACACCTGTTCCTGCAAGGCAGATATTCAAGGTTTTATTGGGTAAGCCACCCTTAGTAACTTTGTTGAAGTATTCCAAGTCAAATGGAATCTTCTCTTCTTCAGTATGGTAAAATTCCCACCTGTCGTCTGCATCTTCTAATTGGTCGTGACCAATATTAGTATCAAAAGACACGGAAAGTGCATCCTTAAGTAGTTCAGGAATATCTCCACGAGACCTTTTAGACTTCTCATCAAGTACTTCAATAGAGTCCATGACAGCGATGTAGATAGCTCTATCTTTGCACCATTTTTCTGCCTCGTCTATTAACCATTCTTGTGGGGTTTCTTCTGATGAGTTCCCAATCTCCTTAACAATAGATTTAGAGGATTTTAATACATTGTCTTGTAGACTAGTATTGTTCTCTAAATTTATGAGAAGTGCCTCCATTGTAGGAGTCTTAGTGTATTTTTCGAAGTAGTCAACTACTCCCTCAAATACAGTCTTTTCATCGGTCTCGGTAAAGTATTCCGACTTTACAAAGGGGAGCACTTTCCGTGCAAATGAATCACTCTGAAGAAGGTTCTTCAGTATTGTCTGTTCTATTCTTATCGTTTGTTCCATACTTAAAATATCCTTGTGCGTGTGTCTCTAGTTCTTCCATTACTTCAGGAGTAAAGAACTTTGTCGGGTTGTTGTTAATGGTCTTACCAAATTCTGTCTTACCATTAGGTAGTTTAACACGAGTTCCCTCTTTTGTAAAGACATTAAATGCTAATGCCATATCGAGTAACCCGTAATACCTATCCAACCCTGATTCATAGGATAATCTTACGTCAACCATTCTGTTTTCAACTGTTAATCTTGATTTTGCATTCTTACAATGAATGATGTTACCAATGATTTCAGTACCTTCTTTTTCTTTCTTCTTAGATAAGAATATGATTGATGAAGCTGCATATTTCAGTCCACTACCACCACCCATTTCTTTCTGAGGGAACATAGAACCAATCACATCATATGTGTGGTTCGTTACTATCATCGGAACTCCGACTCTACCCAATTTCAATGTC